CCTGATACCGGAACTATAGGTTCTTGGGAAGCATTAAGCACTACGCGCGAGTGGACACTAGTTGAAGAGACAGCGGATGCCAGCGAAACATGTGATCTTCTAATAGAGATTAGATGGACTGGCGATAACGAAGTCAAAGATAGCGCAACATATACTTTATCAGCTAATAACCCGACCGGAGGCGGGGGCGGAGGACTACCACCGTAATGAGCGCAGATGTACATACAAAAGCCCTGATTAAAGAGACAGTCAGAGAGACGCTCCTTAACTTAGGTTTTAATATCGACGATCCAGAGGAGATGGTCGAACACCAAAAAGATAAACACTTCGTCCGAGCAGCGCGGCTGCGCAAAGAAAGCCTTGAAAATAAAGCTTGGCACCACGGTGTCGGTATGGTAGTATCTGCTATAGGTGCTGCTATCATTTTAGGTGTGGTAACCTTTTTTAGAGGAAATCAATAATGCGATATCTACGTAGCAACATTAATGGCATGATCTTTGAATGGAACGAAATCCTGGCGCGTAATCCGAATGTTAGGGAAGTTACAGAAAAAGAAGCTTACCCAGAACGTTTCGCACCGGTTGACCTCGCTAAGCGAGAAAAGACAGTGGACCTCAGTGTACCCCAAGAAGTAGTTACTCCACCGCCGCAAGTGGCTCCGGAGTTGCTCGCTGAAGCATCTAAGCCATTTGGCACTAGAAACAGTAAACCACGCGTCGCTAAACAAGCAGCAACAACTGACGCTGTTGGTCTTCTCGGAGAATTCTAATGACACCGCAACAGGTCATTGACCAAGTTCGCGTATTGATTAACGACGATAATGCGCTTATGCCGGAACGGTTCTCTGACGCCGACTTGCTCGGGTTTGTAAACCAAGCAATTAAGCGTACCGCAATGGTGCGCCCAGACCTGTTTATCACAGACACGACGATCACACCTACGGCAGAGCAGGTCGAACAAGAGCTTTCGAGCACCGTCACAAGGATCATGGAGGTCCACCGTGTCGTTGGCGGCGGGGCTATAGGAGAAGTGGATAAGGAAACAATGGATCGTTCAGCACCCAATTGGACCACGGAGACTCCAGGAACTCCAGTGAATTGGATGCGGCATCCGCGTAACCCCCGCCGGTATTTCCTTTATCCCGCTCCATCTACAGGAACGCAAATCAGTGTAGAATACATTGAGGTCCCAAGCGATTATGCGCTAGGAGATACAATTGCGTTGCCCGACAGCTACAAAGGTGCCATCGTAGACTGTACAGTTTATCTGGCCGAAGTCGTCGATAACGAACATGTTGAGACACAGAGAGCTAAAGCTTTCTTGGACTCGTTCTTGCAGGCACTAGGTATTGATATGACACAGCGCGATGTGGTAGATACCGAACAAGGTAAGCCTCAAGAGCAACAGCAAAGGCGTAGAAACTAATGGCTAACCGTGAATTTGCCAGTATTGCAGGGCGTGTAGAAGCGCTGGCACCGCAGGTGCCGCGCCCCACAGTAGTCGAACATCTAAGGCTCGCAGCTAGGCTAGCGTGTGAGAAGACACTAGCATGGCGATACGTTCCGCCTACTAGCCAGCTTTTGCCGGGTGTTTACGAGTATGCATTTGATGTGCCTACCACTGCTGAAGTTGAACATATGTTTGGCTTTAGCATGAATAACCAACCGCTACATCTTATTAACCTTGATGTAGCTATTGCCCAGTACCCCGAGTGGGCAGACTATCTTAGTGGCGAAGACTCCGAGGAACTCTGGAGCGAGACGCCCGGCGGATATCTAGGTGCAGGCGAATATAATGAAGACGTCTTTAATGAAGGCTCAGACTTTGTTCTCCCTGACTCTGTCGTAGCCGACGCTTCACGCCCCAAGAGCGTGACCATGGTTTCCCCACAACGCTATGTTGTGCTGCCACTTCCGGACGGCCAAGAGACGTATACGGCTCGTATGTGGCTGGCACTTAAGCCGCTGCGTACCGCAGATGAAATGGATGAACAAGCGTTCAACGAACTAGAAGATTTGTTCGTGTGGGGTGCGCTAGAAAGTATTTTCTCGATGCCAAATAAAGAATGGACTAACCCAGATTATGCGGTCCATTACGGCAATAAGTTTCGCGAAGGCTACCTTGAAAAGCGGCGTCGCGCTAATATTGGACACGTGCGCGGACCCATGAGCGTTCGTAGTGTTCCGTGGATTTAAGAGGACACGATGGGTGTTAAGTTTAAAAACAACGCAGCAAGTACACTAGATACTGCTATTAGCGCTTCTGATGTAGGACTGACTGTAGCGTCCGGCGATGGTACGCTGTTCCCGGCTGCGGGCTCTGGCGACTACTTTTACATGACTATCGAAGCTACAGATGGTACGTACGAAATTGTTAAAGTTACGGCTCGTTCCGGCGATAGTATGACCATTGTGCGCGCACAAGAAGGCACAACTGCGCGGGCATTCACTGCAGGTGCGCTATGCGAACTTCGTATTACAAACCAAGGCCTACTTGATAAGGTTGCTGAGGATAACTTAGCTGCAGGTAGTGTAACGTTAGCTAAGCTCGCTGATGTTGCCACAGACACTGTTCTCGGTCGTACGGCTAGCGGCACAGGTGCGGTTTCAGCGCTAGGCGCTACCGATGTCCTTGACATGCTTGGCTCGACCCAAGGTAATATTTTGTACCGTAATGGTTCTGTATGGACTGTACTAGCTCCAGGCACGGCAGGACAGGTTTTGCAAAGCGGCGGTGCGGCAGCTAACCCATCGTGGGCTACAGGCATTCTAGTCACTGACGGTGACAAAGGAAGCATCACTGTATCGTCTTCCGGTACAGTCTGGACGCTTGACGATGCTGCGGTAACCCTGGCAAAGATGGCAAACCTTAACCAGTATGAGTTGATCGGACGGACGTCGTCCGGTGCTGGCGTGCCACAAGCAAAAGCTACCAGCGCAGATGTGTGGACTATGCTAGGCTCTGCTAATAATGCAGCAATCCGCAGTAACATAGGCCTAGGCACTATCGCCACTCAAGGTTCGGGCGCAGTAGCTATTACAGGCGGTACGATTGAAGGTATTACATCAGGACAGATCACAGGTAAGCTTGCTACGAATACGACTGGCACACTGGCGCTAGTAGATGCCGACTGCATTTGTATGATGACTGGCAATATTACTCTAAACGGTGGTGTATTCTCAAACCCACAAGCGTTTTTGTTCTATGCTGGCGCGTCGTCTCGTACTATTACTCAAGGCACTAGTATGACGTTGCGCCTCGGCGGTACGTCAACAACCGGTAGCCGCACACTCGCTGCACGTACACTCGCAGTCGGACTTGTAATCAGTACAAACGAGATTGTTATCGCAGGTGCAGGAGTTACCTAATGTTAGCTTGGCTTAAAGGGTTCCCAATCGGACACTACATTATCATGGCAGCCATTGGCGTAGCTGTGTACATGTACAGTGATTTGACACTAACCAAGCAAGCACTAGAGAACCAGAGAGAGTTGACAGAGCAGTGGCAAAATGCTACAGAAGTACTAGTCGATACTAACAAGCGAGAAACTGTTATTATTCACGCTGGGCAAGAAGCCGAGCGCGATATTCAAGAGGCACCAAATGCTGATACACCTGTTCCGTCCGATATTGCTATGCCTTGGGCTGCTGGCATTGACAGCGTGCGCGACGCGGGGACCAAACCTGCCAACGCAGAACATGACTTGTCGGGACCTAGTAGTCGAGAGGCCGAGCGAACTGAACCTGACACTATCGGAACTAGCACAATTTTCAATCGATCAGGAGCGGTCTTTCTGGAGGTGTAATGCACGCCTAGAAGAAGTTACCCGCGAGAGAGACTAATGGCCGGACTAAAGATCGATAAGTTTAGGGGTGTTGCACCTAAAGTTGCTCCAGAGCTTCTAGCTGATGGACTGGCACAGACTGCACGTAATGCAAAACTGGACTCAGGTAATATCATTCCGTACCCTGAACCTGTAGTCGTCGGGAGTTCGGGCCGTACAGGCACTACTCGTACAATCTACCCACTTCGTAACCCGGATACAGACGCCCTAGTATGGATGTCCTGGGAAGATGAAGTAGACGTA